AAATTTACTGAAAAACCACAAGCACAAAATACAGCAAAAAATTATAAAAGTGTAGCGATTACTGGAATTGCAAAATCAAATAAAGGAGATTCTGATGTGTATAGTGGATTTGGTAAATACTATAACCCCCAAGAAAAGCTTCACAAATTAAAATTATATGAAGGTGATTCTTTAATACAATCTAGATTTGGTCAATCAATAAGATTTTCTGCGTTTAATAATCCAAAAAATAAATTTTCACCAAATATAATAATTAGAAATGGTGAATCTGCCGATAATAGAAAAAAAGAAGAAAATTCAAATGTTGAAGAAGATATTAATAAAGATGGTTCAATAATAGCTTTAACATCTGGAGAATATCAATTGGGATTCATACCAGGAATAGTAGATGAAAAGAGTAAAAGTGATTTCCAAACCAAACCAGAATCATTTGAAGACTATCCAACAAAATTAATTGGTGACCAATTACTTCTTAGCTCTGGTAGAATAATACTTTCAGCAAAAAATGCAGAAATGTTATTTTATTCAAAAAAGAATTATGGATTTATATCAGATGGTTCAATGTCAATTGATAACAAAGGTGGTATTGATATAAGTGTTGGTGATAATATTAATATTATAACAAATGATAGGGATATAAACTTTGTAACTGGAAATGGTACAATGTTTTTTGGCAGTGTGGATTTAGAAGCTATGGTTAAAGGTGAAACTTTAGTAGCTTTATTAGGTGAGTTGATTGACGCAATAGGGCAACAGCAATATTTAACACCAGCCGGTCCATCTGCACCAGGCCCAATAAACGCACCTGATTTTGGTATGATTAAATCAAAATTGAATAGTATTTTAAGTCAACGAAATCAATTATCATAAGATGTCTTGGGTAACATTTAAACAAAATATAATTAGATTAAGTGAAAATCCAAATGCAATTGGTGATATAGATTTGGTAGCTAAAACATATGCGCAAGAATATGATGCTTGTATAAAGAGGGGAACTGATACTATTAGTATGGCAAGTGTAAAGAAGGGTAATGTGGAAATGATGAAAACCTTATTTAAATTTGCATTACAACAAGGACAAGTATCACCAATACCATATGATTTAGTTGGTGCTATGGGTAGTGGTGTGATTGCATATTGGAGTTCAGCAGTTTTAAATGAATTTCCAATTCCAATAGTACCCGCACCTGGCACTGTTTCAAATATATCAGTTTATTATAATATGGTAATTACTCCTGGTATATGGAAGCCTGCATTTATAATCCCCCCTACAACTACACCAAAAACATTAGTTGATATTTTTGTATTTTGGGCACAACAACATTTAGCAACAATAACTGGATTAATTGTTACAAATTCATTATATCCTCCACTTTCCACACCTGCTCCTGGTGTAATAAATTGGACTGGCTATAAAGTTCCCAATGTTACTGCTACATTAGGTGCTGCCACTTCAACTATGTTATTTGGTGGTGCAAACGTAATCTATGATGGAAACACATTATCACACAAAGGCTTCCCAGGTTGGCATAGTGGTAATGCAGTTGATATTTTTACAAAGATTGGTACACCGTGTTATACACCAATTGGCGGCGTAATAGAAGTAACGTCAGATTATGGTCCTACTGTAATTGTTAAAGATGGTAAAAAATTATTCGGAGCGGGAATTGTAATACGAAGTGAAGATGGTAGAAAAATTTATATGACACATTTAAAAAATATGCCAAAGAATATATTAACTGGTGGTGGTAAACCTATTTTAAAAGGAACATTTGTGGGCGAAGTAATGGACTTTCCGGATAGTAGTGCTGACCATTTGCATATAGGATTTATAGATGGTACTAGTTTTAAAGATTATATGTTATTGGATGGTAAAGGAACGTTTTTGTAATATAATCCCAAAAATACTTAATTTAAATATTTATAAACATAACAAACAAACAATAGAATATTATGGACATGGATAAACTATTAGAAGCCATTCAAATTCTTGTTAAAGAGGAGCTTAAAGAGCAATTACCTGCTTTAATTAAGGAAGGTGTGAAGGCTGAAATGAAAAAAATGCTATCTGAAACAAAGGTAGCACCAAAACCGCAATCAAAGGGTATTTCAATGGCTAAGGCTATTTTAGGTGATGAACCAATTCAAGAATCAGTTCAAACTAAAACAGTACCAACAAAGCAATACAGCAAAAATCCAATGATTAATCAAATACTAAATGAAACCAGAGGTGGAATACCACAGGGAGATGGTGGATTTAGAACAATGAACTTTGCACAAGGTGATATGGGTTCAATTGCAGGTGGAACTGCATTGGCTGAAAAAATGGGTTATGGTGAAATGGCTAAAGGACCTCAACCAACTGGATTGGGAGTAAACACTGGAGTAGCTGAGATAGATAAAGCTTTGAATAGAGATTATTCAGAACTTGTAAAAAGATTTAAAAAGAAATAATGGCAATCGTATTAGGTAGTAAATTAGTAAAAGATACAGAAAAGTATAATGATTGGGCTATTGGTGTTGTATTACCTATACAAATTGGCAATACTGGATTTAACCAATCATATACAACAGCTGTACAAACAAAATCAAATATAAAAAATTTATTACTTACTAAGAAATATGAAAGATTAATGCAACCAAATTTGGGAAGTGATTTGCAAAAAGTATTGTTTGAAATGAATGATGATAGTTTAGAAGAAAAAATAGAAAATGCAATAAACAATTCAATAGAAACTTGGTTACCATTTGTAACTATTGAAGATATATCAGTAGAACAAACAAATGAATTAAAAGATGCTAATCAAGTAAATGTTTCTTTAAAATTTAGAATAGATAACAATGTTAATTTGGAAACACTATCATTTAACGTTCAAGCATAACAAATATGGCAATCAATACAATAAATAAAAATTTTAAAAACAAAGGTAAAGATATTAAATACCTTAATAAAGATTTCTCTACATTTAGAGCTAACTTAATTGAGTTTGCTAAAACGTATTTTCCAAAAACTTATTCTGATTTTAATGAAACATCACCTGGTATGATGTTTATTGAAATGGCATCTTATATTGGTGATGTATTGGGATACTATATAGATGATACTTTAAAAGAATCATTAATGCCGTTTGCTGAGGATGAAACGAGTATGTTAGCATTAGCACAATTTTTAGGGTATAAGCCAAAAGTAACATCTCCTGCAATATCTACATTATCTGTATATCAATTAGTACCATCAATAGGAAGTGGATTTAATAATAGGCCTGATTCAAAGTTTTATTTAAGAATCAAAGAAGGTATGGCGGTACAATCACCAAACGGTATAGAATTCAGAACAACAAATCTTGTTGATTTTGAAGATTCGGCCGAAAGAGAAATAACTGTATATGAAAGAGATTCAAATACTGGTGAACCTATATTTTATTTAGCTAAAAAATATGTACAAGTAATTTCCGCAGTTGTGAATGAAAAAGAAGTATCTTTTGGTAATTATCAATCTTTTCAAACTATTGATTTAGAAGATACTAATATAATCTCTATATATGATGTTAGGGATTCCAATGGAAACAAATATTATGAAGTACCTTATTTAGCACAAGAAATGGTATTTATTGATTATCCAAACACAGAAGCAAATGACCAAGAATTATATCAGTTCAAATCAACTGTACCATATATTTTAAAAACAATTAAAACTGCAAAAAGATTTACTACAAGAATAAATCAAAATAGTACAACAACAATTCAGTTTGGCGCAGGTGACCCAACGGCAAGTGATGAACAATTAATTCCAAATCTTAAAAATGTTGGATTAGGATTACCAAATTCTATTAGTAGATTGGAAGAATCATTTGACCCAACTAATTTCTTAAAAACAAAAACATATGGTACATCTCCATCAAATACAACAATAACTGTAAAATATTATGTTGGTGGTGGTGTTGCATCTAATGTATCACAAGGGCAATTAACAAAAATATCTGGAATAGAATTTGATGATGATATATCAGCTTTCAACAATGCGGATAGCATAACATATAATACTATAAAAAACTCTGTAGCTGTGGATAATGAAATTCCAGCAACTGGTGGTAGAGATGGTGAAACATTAGAAGAAATTAGACAAAATGCATTAGCAAATTTTGGTGCACAAAATAGAGCAGTAACTGCAAAAGATTACCAAATTAGAGTATTATCATTACCTTCAAAATATGGAGGAATAGCAAAAGCATATGCTGTGGCAGATGGTACATTGGATAATAATTCACCATCATCTATATTAGCATCTCCAAATCATTTGCAAGAATTTACTGATTTGGTTATGAGTTTTGTTAATAAGCCGGATTCACAAGAACCAACAGAAGGAAGCGTGAAG